TTATGAGGTTTCCCAGTCACGATCCAGGGGGGTTAGGCATTGGCTCGGCATAAATATTAATATTCATCACACCCCCCACAAATTTTTTTCGCTATAGCAACCCCTGTGACCCTGTAACCCTCAAACCTCATAACCTCGTAACCCTCAAGCCTTCTAACCTTGGTTATTGCTCCACATTGCTCCACATAGCCCTCTTATTGGTAATATACTACAGCTTACTACAGCTTACTACAGCTTTGTGCAGACTTGTATAGATTTGTGTAGTCCACCTAAGTCCACCTAACCTTGGAAACTTCCGCAAAATGTCCGCATTTTGTGGACACTTTGTGGATACTTTTACTTAGTGGGTTTGTTTAAAGTAGTCCCAATTATCCTTATGCTTCTCATGTTTAGCCTGAGAGTCAGGATTATGTGGGTACACAGCTATCCTGATAGCAGAGTCAATATCTAGGCATGGTATGATATACCAAATATTCTCAGACTCCACATAGGCCGCTAGGGCATCAATCTTGGTACAATCCAAGGTAAATTTCTTTGAGCTACCTGTTGCCGTTGTGATCATATATCTCCCCATACCACCATTAGCTTTATCAATGGTCTTATTCTTAGTACCTTTGATTTGTATTCTAAATATTTTACCCGCCTGATTCATTATGATACAGTCTTGGGGTAGGTAGTCACCAAGAGGGGTAAATACCTCTAGGTTTCGAGAGAGAGCCTCTGTAAAGAACTTTTGTTCATAGAGGTTACCTCTTCTTTTCATGTCTCTATGACTTCAGTATCTTTTGGCTTTGTTTCTCTTTTGAGAAGAGATCTCATTTCTTCGGGGGTCATATCTGAAGAACCTAGTTTTACATTAGCCGATGCTGTGATGTTAGTGGGTCTACCCTTGATAGTCATCATTTTGTCAAAGAGGATAGATAGTGCATAGGGTAGGTTCTGAGGTGGTATATCATCTAGCTTGTCGTGAAGCATGTTGAGTGAGTCAGTCACTAATGCTGATAGTTTACTTTCAACAGCACCGACAAACTCCTGTTCAGTCATCTCTAGTTTGTAGGTGAGGAAGTGTCTGCAATAGTTTCTGATGTCTTTCTGTTTGGCAGTAAGCATCTTCTCATTGATTATTTCCCCTTGCTTGGTAGCACTTGATTGTTTACTTGCTACTTTCACGGCCGCTTCGATTACATCGTTTTTAAGGTCTTTACTAAGTGCCTTAACCACCTTTTTATTTCTAGGCATATTGTTTATTTATCTTATTGTATTGACAAGTCAATGTTAAACCTGTTCAAGGGGGCATGGATAAGGAGGAGGCGAATCAGATTTTAAAGGATAATAAGATGACTAAGGTCAGGTTTGCACAATTGATTGGATTAAAGGTTGGTACAGTCCGTACAGCTTTTGGAGCAAACAAGCTTAGTAAGAGAATGATTAGGAGGCTTGAAAAGCTTGATATAAGGTCTGAGGAGAAGAAACCTAGTATTACTGAGGGTATGATTAGGCAGACAATGGATATACCTGTTAAGCAGACCTTGGAGGCAAAGATTATTGGGTTTCCTACAAATAAGTTTCTACGGATCATAAGGTTTGAGGATGGAACGGAAGGTAAGTTTAAGTGTAAACCGAGCAAGCATCGCAAGATGGGTGAGCAAGTATCGGTCAGGCTTATTGAGGGCGATATGTGGTTATTGGTTAGATAGATGTGGATAGTCCCCAAAATGTTATCTCAATGTGTACAGGCTACGGAGGGATTGAACTTGGTCTTAGAGGAGCAGGCATGGATGTTAGAACAGTCTGTTACTTGGAGATCGAAGTTTATGTCCAAGCTCTATTGGTTAAAGCGATGGAGGAAGGGAGACTATGTACAGCACCTCTGTGGTCTGATGTTAAAACCTTCCCATCATCAGAGTTTCGTGGAAAAGTATGTGGCATCGTTGGAGGATATCCCTGCCAACCATTTAGCTCATCAGGCAAGCGACAAGGAGAAGAAGACCCAAGACACTTGTGGCCACACATCAGAAGACACATCAGGGCAATTAGTCCTGTTTGGTGCTTCTTCGAAAATGTCCTCGGACATACCTCGATGGGGTTATGGAGAGTCCTGTCCGATTTGGAAACAGAAGGTTACCGATGCGTATGGGGAGTATTCTCAGCGGAAGAAGTTGGCGCACCCCATCAAAGAAAAAGAGTCTTTATCTTGGCCTTCTCCGAGGGCAGGGAATCCGGGGAGTCGGAAACCGGGGACAGGAGGGAAAGTACTGTCAGAGGAAGCAAAGAGATGGGGAACACCACAGGCAAGCGACCATGTGGAAGGAGCGAGAACAAGGGTGGACAGTGGTCAAAAGTGTTTGGGAAGGGATTTGAATCGATTAAATTCCCATCAAGACCAAATGAACAACAATACGGATGGGAAGCACCAAGAACAATTAAATCCCGATTGGGTAGAACAATTGATGGGTCTTCCCATCGGGTGGACAGACTTAGGCTCTTGGGAAACGGAGTCGTCCCACAAACAGCAGAATTAGCATGGAGAACTTTATGGCAAAAACTTTCAGAGCAATCCTAATTTTTGGCCGCAAGGCGATAGGAAAACAAGGAGACCTCCACGACACTCGGTGGGTTAGGATTGCTCTATTTTTATTATTATTAGGTGGTTGTGTAAGGAATCCACATCCTGATCATATAAAGGGTATTAGTTGCCCACAGGAAGGGCATGGTAAATGTCCTTTTGGATGCGATGATTGACACTAATTGTTACTATGGATGCTATATTTCTCCTGAAGAACTTAGTCGCGGTTGGATGCATTTTTGGACAAATAATGAGCTAAGATATCGCAAAGGAGAAAGAGATCCTGATTGCCCACCGAATACTTATCGTACTAATATACAAAGGAGATTACCCAAGAGGGATACAAATTATAAAAATGGACAAGGAAACAGAAGCAAAGGAACAATTTAAGGGTGAAGTTAAAGGTTGCCTGAATCGATGGTTTGAGGAGTCTGATTTAGATGTGGAACATCTGACAGGATCTTACGTAAAGGCATTACAAGAATGGTTGAACGAAGAAGTAATAGGATTTGAGTCTGAAATTGACCCCGAATGAATGTATACAAACCAACAGGTGAGAAGTTAAATCCTTGGCCACAAGAGGCAGGTCGATTGAGTGAGGAGAATAAGGATTTAAAAAAGAAGATTGAGAAGCTTGAGGCTGAGAACCAAAACTTAAAACGCAGATGTTGTGATTTATTTAAGGAAGTCATCGAAAGTAATGCATCTAATGCAAGGTGAGAATACCCAAGCAATATCATCCTCTTTATTGGACAAGATATGGTCGAGCGCTACCACCATCAGCGCAAAGATTACCACCGTGCGACTTGAAAAAGTTGGGGCCGCCACCATTGAAATTAAGCCAAGAGAGGTTGGAGGAGATAAGGAAGGGTTCAGTGTGGGTAAAGAAGAAATCCCGGTCAAAACGCTTGAAGAGGCAATAATTGTGGGCATGGAGATACAGGCGAGAAGTGAGTAGACCTATTTATGAGACACAGGCAGACCTTGATAATGAGGCAAAAGTAAAAAAGTTCCTTTCAAGTGAATGGGAGTGTAGATTTATTAAGCTAAATGCGATTAAGTGGAAGATAGATTTTTTAGTTCAGAAGTATGATGGTTACAGTTGGGCAGAACTTAAATGCCCAAAGATGAACTATGGTGACTTTCCGTTTATGATCAGCTACAAAAAGATCGAGGCGGCTAAGTTATTGCATGATACAAGCAAGAAGAAGTTTGATTTAATATACAAATGTAATGATTTATTATGTTTTCACACATGGGACTTTGATAAGGAGTATGCTTTTGAGTATGGTGGACGCACTGTAAGTACACGTGATCCACAGGATATTGAGCCTGTATTCCTGATTGACCCAAAGGATTGCACGATAGTGGAGGGGTTTAGTGCCTAAAGTAACCTATGCAGATGAAGTAGATGCCCACTTTGGTATCCCTTGGCTAGAAGAGTTGGCAATCCGTAAGGGTGAGTTATCCTGTGCTTTGCCTGATGAGCAGATTGATCAGTTACCACCTGAGAAGACAGCAATGCTGTCGGACTTAATTCTACATCAACCAACCTCTGAGAAGGAAGATCCCATACAATGGGGATGGACACTACCCGGTTGGCAAAGGGTGATGGATAATTGGGAGAATGACAAGATTCATGTTATTTTGGGCGGCAACAGATCGTCCAAGACTATGTTCGCAAGTCGTATGCTAGTACACTTAGCTCAAACAATACCTGAAGCTGAGATACGAAGTATGCACGTAACAGAAGAAAGAAGTATATCAGATGCACAAAAATATATATGGCAGAACTTGCCAATGCGGTACAAGAGGGCAAAGAAAAAGAGTGAGAATCATTCTTTACAATATAATCAAAAGAATGGATTTAACTCCTCTAAAGCAATATTTCCCCCCACCCAAGAAGGTGCTGAGAGGGGTAGTACGATTTATTTTAATAACTATCGGCAGTATCAAGCTGATCCTCAGATTTTTGAAGGTTGGTCTGCACACTGCATACACCTTGACGAGGAAGTACCTGAAGCAATTTTTAATACGCTCTTAGGTCGGACAGTTGACTATCATGGCCGCCTGATTTTGACTTTTACGACACTTCAGGGCTGGACACCTTTGATCAATAGTTTGTTGAAGGGTGCAGAGACTGTTAAGACAAGATACTCCGAGATTATGGGTAGGGAATTACCTACTGAGCAGATTTGTAAGAATTGGCCAAATTGTAGAATATATTATTTTTGGACAGAAGATTCTCCGTTTATTGATGGCAAAGAACTAATCAATACATATGCAAGACAACCACAAGAGGTAAAGCTTGCTAGATTATTTGGCATTCCAAGTAAAGCTGTAGAGGGTAGGTTTCCAAAATTTACAAGAGAAACCAATGTTATTCCACATGAAACAATACCTACTATTATTGATCCTACTATACCATCGACTAAGTATTTTGTTACTGACCCCGGTGGTTCTAAGCCTTGGGTAGCAATTTGGGCATCCGTATTGGAGGATGGTACTATCTATATTTACAGAGAGTTTCCTGATACAAGTATGGGTGATTGGGCATTACCCCATGTCAATGGAGTTGGTAAGAGTGTGGGCAAGGCAGGACCGGCACAAAGACCTCTTGGATGGGGTTACAGTCAGTATAAAGAACACTTTGAGGCATTGGAAGGTGGTGAGCATATATTTGAGCGTATTGTTGACCCTCGTATGGGAGCCGCCACAGTCAGGGAGAAGGAAGGTGAGAGTAACATAATAAATACAATGGCTAATCTAGATTTTGTTATGAAACCTGCCCCCGGTGTTGAGATTGAGTCAGGCATTGCGGCCATAAACAATGCTTTATCTTGGGACGATACTGAACCGATGACTGAGCAGAATCGTCCTCAGTTGTTTGTGTCAGACAGGTGCGAAAACTTAATAAGCTGTATGCTAGAATACAGTGGTCAGAGTAGAGCGGAACACTTTAAGGATTATATTGACACATTGAGATATTTAATGGTAAGTAAACCTGAACACGTTACAGATGCATCCCTTGCTTGTACGGGTGGTGGTGGATATTGATTGACTATTTTTGACTATGTGGATAATAGTATAACTTTATGCAAAGCGCTTCTGATCCTGAATTACTTTATGTCAGCAAAGAACCTGACATTAATTACTTAGCAGAAACCTACCGAAAGACTCAGGCAGATCTTGGTGAGTGGTTAGATCGTAGGCAACAGGATTATGATGTAAGGAACTGTATGTGGTCAGGTAAATCTGACGACTTTAAGAAGCACTCAAATCTTAGCTCAACAGGAGATGTATTTCCTTGGGATGGTGCAAGTGATCAGGAGATACGCATGGTTGATAATCAGATCAACAAGTGTGTTGCTATGGTTATGAATGCAGTAAGACAGGCACACATTGTTGCCACACCTGTTGAGTCAGGTGATATTGAGCGAGCTAATGTAATATCTATGTTTCTCCGTTGGATAATTAATACTAAAATGGAGGAATTTTATGATCAATTAGAGCTTGGTCTCAATCATTTCTTTGAAAAAGGTTTAATGTGTCACTATGTGTGGTACGATTCACAGGATTTAAAACAGCAACAAACTATCCGCTTAGATGAGATAGCACAGGCTTTGCCTGAGATAGCAGAAGCTATACAGGATGGTAGTATGGATAACGAGTTATCCTCAGCTATTAAAGATCAATTCAAAGTATCTAAGAGAAAAGCGAAAAGTATGCTCCGTGAGTTGCGTGAACAGGGTACAACCACAATACCTGTAACTAGACAAGTAGTAAATAGACCTAGACTAAAAGCGCTTGCTCCTGACGAAGATGTTTTTTGGCCGAATTACACAATAGATCCACAGGAAGCACCTTATGTTTTTCATGTGCTTCATATGACTCCTGAGCAACTTCGTGCAAAGATTTCATCCGAAGGATGGGATGAGGAGTTTGTTGAGAAGGCAATGGAGTTGTCACAACATTCGCAAAGGGATGATACACTTTACAATGTTCGTCAGATGGATGAAGCTATTCGTGATGATGATGAGACTATTAGAATAGTGTACTGTTATCAAAGGTTATTAGATGAAGATGATGTCCCCGGTATTTACTGCACAATACTACACCCTGATGTACCTGATCTTTATGCCAAACATGAGCTATTGGATTATGCTCACGGCAAGTATCCATTCGTAATTACTAAGTACGAACAAACAAGTAAAAGACTTTATTCATCTAGATCAATTCCTGAGCTTGGAGAACCCTTGCAACAGGTAATGAAGATCGAAACTGACTCAATGATTGATCGTCAGTCATTAGCAACACTTCCACCTTTGGAGCATCCATTAGGGCGGCCTCCGACTAAATGGGGGCCGGGTGTAAGAGTGCCATATCGGACACCGGGTGAGATTAGATGGGCAGATACACCAAGGTTTGATGGTGGTAATGTGGAAGTCCGCAGATACATCCAAGAGATGTTTGATAAATACTTTGGTAACTTTGCCCCCGGAGTTGATCAAGTTGAATCGCAGAATAAACAGCAAGCAGTTATTAATAAGGTGTTTAATCACCTTAAATATGTGTTTGACCAAGTGTGGACTTTGTATCAGCAATATGGGCCGGACGCTGAGTTCTTTCGAGTCACAGGAATGCAAGATGTACAGAAGTTTAATAAAGGTAGAGCGGGCGAAAGATTTGATTTTTACTTACAGTTTGATGTGGCAACACAAGATCCTGAACAGATGTTGGAAAGAGTAAAAGCAATTGCAGAACTTGCTCCTGCTTTGGATAGATCAGGCACTTTAGATACAGAAAGACTGCTTCAGCTTGCAGTAGGACAGATAATGCCCGGTGCTTCCGAGAAGATTATGATCCCGAAGGAGACTGCATCACAGAAGGCAGTGGAGGAGGAGAGACAAACAATTGCTGAACTTGTGGCAGGTGTACCACCAAATGTAAGACCACAGGACTCACATGAGTTAAAGATGCAAGTATTTCAACAATGGTTATCACAACCTGACATACAACAAAAAGCACAACAAGACCAAGCATTACAGGAGAGGATTCAGAATTATATGCAACAGCGTCAAATGCAGATTCAGCAGAAGCAGAATGCTGTAATCGGACGACTCGGAGCTAATCCTACACAGTTTGGTGAAACTGCTAATTAAGCAGTATAGAAAGTAAATACTATGGCTTACGGAAAAGGAACTTACGGATCGTGACTGGGAAAC